ATATCGTTCCATTTACTTCTCTATAAAACCATATTTGTCCCATACCTTGGTCAATTATGGAGCTGTATTGGGTTTCTTTATCAAACCCTAATTTTGTTCCTGTCCACTCAGCTGCACTACCTGCACCCCCAGAGGACCTTGTCTTTAATATATTTACTTCTTCAATTGCGACTAATACGTCTTGTAAGAAGTCAACGTCAAGCAAATCCATGTCAAGCTCAGTATATTCTAAATCATCTTCTGCTAAAAAATCTTCAGCTAAATAGTCTGTATCTAGCTCAGTAAAATCAAGTAAAGAATTACTACTTGCATTGTTTCCGTTTGCTTGTTCTTCAGATGCTTCTTGTATTTCCTGTGGAGGATTTACAATAAACATATTATCTATCATTTGCAAATTAATATTGCTTAATGTAACAGGTGGAGTTGGTGATGTTGCAAAACTAGAAACCATCGTTGCTTGATAAGCTTCTGTTAGTACGACTACTCCGCCTTCATTTGTTACTGTTATTTCACCAGATGGAGAACAATCTCCGTCTAATGTACATTCAGTCTCTGGAAGGAGAATTACTAAACTTCTCCCGAGTTCATCAACTGATGTAGTGAAATCTGTCCCACGGACGCCAACTGTGGCGGTAGGAGTTTGTATCACTATATTCTCTTTGGGTACTAAACCCATTCTTCCGGTAGTAAAACGAGCAGTACCACTGACCATTCTCATACCTATTCCACCATCTTTGGTGTCTTTATTATAATAATATTCGTATAATGTAACTTCAGTATGCTCTGTTAATCTAAGCTCTGACGAATCAACAAAATCTAGTTTCATTCTACCATTGACCGTTTCAATATGGTCCATGGCCATGACACCAGTATCAAGGTTAGTGGCAAATGACTCACCTGCGCGAGTTATACCACCACTTCCCTTGTGTTCTGTTATACTACCTACATCATCCGCTAAAACAGCGAAAGACATAAGCAATAATAAATTAATCGCCAGTATCTTTTTGCTTAATATTAACTGTTGCATTTTCGCTATCAAAATCCGCGTTTATTATTCCAAAACATCCAGATACCCCAGATGGGCATGTTCCAGATGATTGTAATATATCAATATCACCGCTTGAACCAATCCACTCCATTGTGAGTGAGTTGTATGCTCCATCGGATTGTGTTGTTAAGAAGTTATTTGAACTTCCTATTACATCAACGTCCCATGTTACATCATCAGCATTAATATCAATATTCCATACGTTAGATCCGCCAGCTATATCTAAATCCCAATTTAACCTTTCAGCTGAAGCTGTGTAGCCCCAATCTATATCGAAAGTATTTGAAGATCCAGCTATTGCTACGTCAACAGTGGAGCTGTCTGCACTTCCACCATAACCTACGTTCCAATCCCATACGTTTGAGCTACCAGTTAACTTTAAGTCAACATCAGTACTATCAAACAAGGTTGGCCCGAAGATTCTGTTCAAGTTACCGATCATATCGATATCCATAGTAACAGAATTACCAGTTAACACCCAATCTGATGCACAATCAGTTCCAGACATAGAACCACATAACTTATTACCATAACCGATTTGGTCAATAGTTAAAGTTAGTGTATCTCCGGCTTGATCAAGTAAGATCTTGTTATCATTGGCTCCTGCGAACACAAGTACGGGGCATAATAAAAGAGCGAATGCGATATATCTTTTAAAAATATTCATCCCTTTATTTCCTCTTTTGCTATTGGCGATTCAATTAGTGTAGACTCTATAGTTTCTACCTCTTGAGGCCAATTAATTTTCCAGAAGTCTTGTTTTTCCCCCTGGAGTATAAGTTCTAACACTGCTGCTTCAATACATGATCGAAGCGAACGTGTCACCGATTCATTCTCTGTCATACCGTCCTCTATTTCTAAGAGTTGAGTTGACATATCAACGAATTTAAATACATCATAACCATCTGCGATCGATAGAATAGTTTTTGATGTCTGTACGTTTAGCAGAACTTCTCCTGTTAATGTACTCACGGCCCTCAATGATACAGTTACCATATCTCTTCGGTATTGTTGTGAATAACCAATACCTAAAGTTCTAGCTCCTATACCACCTGTCTCAAGATTAGTATCAAAACCTATGATACCACCCTCAAGAATCATTCCTGCGAAGAGAAGCGGGGCTAAACCTGTTTTATCTTCTTCTCCGTATTGTTCTCTTGTAGTTCGAACGATTTGACGTTCACGAGTTAAATGATCAATTCCAACTCTTTCTACAACTCTAAACCATTTGCCATTTCCAGCAGTTTTTAGAGCATCTATTAACATTGTATCTGCGCCTTGTGTGACTGCAGTTGAAAACATTGCGGCATTACCCTTCTGTTTTCTTTGTCCAGTTTTATCAGAGAAAGAATATACTGCCACAATTGGCATTTTCTCTGCTGGTGGTAAATTAAACAATTGGTCGTGTGTAGGCATTTCCACAACCTGTGGCAGTTCTACGCATTGCATGTTTAATTTCTCATTACAACCTGTAGCATCTAGTCCTTCGATAGGTACTAGCCCAGCACACCCTTGTAAAAGGATGATACCGAAGAATAATGTGGTTAGCTTATCCACCGCCACCAGCTGTTCCTGCGCCTATAGGTATTACTATTTGAGTTTCTGATCCATCTTCTGCAACAATTGTCATAACAATGACTTGTTCATCTTGTGTACATGCCCATAGGGATGCATCACATGTTGTTTTTTGATATGTTATCGTATTACCTTCTAATACAAAACTACCAAATGTTGTTTCTGTGCATGTTCCTGCAGCTATGGCTTCAGCTGAACATGATTGGAATAATGACTCTACTAATTGCTTAGATAATTGAGCATATATTCTCGATTCTAGGTTTCGCATGAATTTGGCCAGTGTAGTGTTTTCAGCATCTCTTTGAGCTGATAACAATGCGCTTTCTATATCATCTGCGATTGCTTGTTTCCTAGAAAATTCCTGATTTTCAATAGTCAAATAATGAGATGAAGTACCAATGCCACTAAATGATGGACTTTTAAATTCGTGTACTAATTCATCTGCTTGTATAGGTAATATACTCATTAATACTATTCCACCGAATAATATTGCGGTTATTAACCATGGGTGTAAACCTGCGTGTTTGCTTTTCTTCATTTCTTTTTCTCCGCGAGAGCTTCTTTTTCTTCGATATCATCGATGAATTTTTGTCTCTCTCTGTATTCAAGAACAACAGCTACTTTCTGTTGTAATCTTATCATATCTTGATCAAGCATTCGTACTTGATCGATTAACCTGATTAATGCGAAATGCATTTTTTCAATCTCAGGTTCTAATTCGTTTGAGATAAATTGCCATACATAATATATGAAATATCCCATTCCAACTGCTAAAACTATTGGAAATCCATAATCCGTAATAAGGGCTACGATCGTCGGATCGCTTTCAATCAGATCTGGCATTAATCTCTCCTTGCATCAATTTTACCATCTTCGACAAAGTTTGACGCTCTTGCTACTCTGTCAATCGGTGGTGTAAGTTCTAATGCACTGCTCACTAATAGGTCTATTTTAATCATTTCATTATTCATTGTGCTTACTCTTGTTTCTAAGCTCTTACAGAACATAGTAAGAGTAGCAATTGAGTCAACCAAACCACCTAAGATTTGTTTTAGAATAAGAAATATGAAATAACCCATCACGAGAGAACCCGCAATTGGCGCGCCGAGTTCCATTATTAGTTCAAATATCTCCATAGAACTATTTATACGTTTGGAAACTTTAGATGTACTAAAAGGAGACTGATTCTCCACAACCGCAGGACGCGGTTTCGTTTGGATTTATGAATTTAAATTCAGAATTAAGGCCATTTGAGACGAAGTCTAATGTTAATCCTGAGAAATTGTGTAATTGACCGGTTTGAACAACTATTAAAAAGCTGCCGTAATCGATTATGTGATCGTCAGTATGAACTGTATCAGCATAATCAAGAATATATTTAAACCCGTTGCAACCGCTAGGATGATACCCAATTCGTACAGTATCATTCCCTTCATTTTGGGTCTTTGTAGTAAGTTGAGTAATAGCCTCATCAGTTAACTCGATCATCTGCAGCTATCTCCGGTGGGTTATTGTGGCCGATCATTGAATGGTCTAAAATTGGATGTTTATAGTCTTCAGCTTGTTTGGACTCGTAATCTACCATTGCTTGTTTGATAGCATCTTCTGCTAATACACTGCAGTGTAATTTAATTGGTGGTAGTTGCAATGCATCTGCAATGTCTTTGTCTTTGATTAGTTTTGCTTCTTCGATAGTTTTACCCATCATCAAGTCTACAAACAATGAAGAAGATGCAATTGCACTTCCGCATCCGTAAGTTTTGAATTTTACATCGATAATCTTTTCGTTGTCATCTAGCAATAGTTGTAATTGCATAACATCGCCGCAAGCAGGAGCTCCAGCGAGGCCTGTTGCGACCTTTGGGTCTGTTCTGTCTAGTGAACCGACAGAATGTTTTTGTGGCTCAGCTAGTACCGCTTCGAATCGTTGTACTACTTCTTTTGAATAAGCCATTTGTCTATCTTCTAGTAATTTACGCTAACTGCCAAAGATGTCGCTGCACCTGCTAGAGTATCAGTACCTAATTTAGCTATATAAGCTACTTCATTAGCTGCTAAAGTTACCGTTGCAATTGTTGCACCGGCCGCATTCTTCTGTGTGATTAATTGAACAGATGTTTTATTGTTCAATACTCTTACTAATTTGGCAAATCCTACGTTGGATGCTGAGGCTAAAGTGCCTTGCGTTCCGTTTAAGTTTATTGGTTTCATTTTTATTTCCTCTTAAATGACTATTTATATGTTTTCGAGCCTTGACATCAGTCTTTCTGCTCGGTTTGTAACTTGTTTGTACCATCTGGAATCTCTTCCTTCGACAGCAGCTTTTTTCCAATCTCCGCTTTCTAGTGCGGTGTTATGGTTCTTAAATTTGCTTAATCTAGTTCTACCCATATTAAACATCATGTTTGCAATTACTTGCTTAGCTTCTTCAGGATAACCGTCCCAAGCTTGGTGTAAGATACGACAATCTTTTAGTACACTTTCTACATCGTGTTCGAAAAGTTCTATGCATCTTTCTTCAGTAATTGGAGTACCAACTGAGCTACCATATTCCCCATCAGTTTCTAATATTAGATGGCCTATGCCAACTGTTGGGTAATTTAAATGATCTAAGTAAATTTCGTTTACTTTACCTTCATCTATTGTCAATTGTTCTCTTAATTTATCTACATTCATCTCTTTTATCCTCATTTAATGATCTTATTAATAAGATCTTCAAACTGTTCAATTTTGTCTGTGCGGTTAGGCCACAGAATATATTCCTTTTCAGGATTTTTCTTTAAGTTAGCTAACAGCGGTAATATTGCGTTATATAACTTCCCTAGTTTTGCTTCAGCTGCAGCTAAATCAGAGCTTGCAGTATCGGCGGTGGATGACATGGTTTGTACAGCTTCGAGTTCGTTCTCGTCTACAGCTGTGAAGCCAAAATCAAAATCTAAATCTATATCAGACATCTCTATCCTCCTCGTTTCTAATACTATTTATACTAGAATACTTCTCTTTACGCGAATAAGTTGACTTATCTCTTTCAATTCTAGTTTGCGCATGAGCAGGTGTGACTCTCCTAATCTTAGGTCTTTCGACTTTAATTTTAAATTTATCTATTGTCATAATTCTTCTGTTAAGCTCTTATATAAGCCTTAATGTATTTTTCCTGGATTAGTACTGCAGCTTTTCCGTCTACGTTTACAGGCATTGCATGTTGCCAATCTAAATATACTCTGTCTCCAGTTACTAAACCATCAACGTTAGGACCATACGATAGTACAACTCCTGGTTTTGAGGTTTTATCCAATACTGCATCAGCTGATAGTATAATACCACCTGCTGTCTTTTCTTCTTTTGCTGTTTCTGCTACTAAAACATAATCATTTCTTACTTTCATTCTTCTTTCCTTTTTTATTAGTGGTGGCTACAGCCCCATTCTTTTCTTTTTTACCGAATATTAAATCCCAGTTGTCTGCGTAGGCTTTATCATTTGAATTTCTACGCTTGGAACCTTTTCCTCCGTGCCAATTATCTGTCATTGTTACATCCATGTGTCATTTGTGTTACAAACCTGTATAAATAGTACTGAAGATATGGAAATAATCAGAAGAAAATTAAAAAGATTTAATAAACTCATGAAGTCCGGTAGAATAAACAAAGTAGTGAAACTCGCATTTGTTTACAATATTTACTCCAAATAGACGAACTTAAAACTGCCACATGATCGCTAACGCGTTTCTTGTCGTGTTCTGCTATCATTCATATTGGCTCATAGTGTAATATATTAATATTTCGTCACCTTCACTTATTGGTCTTACTGCATACAACTCTCGTTGATCGCCATCGTGATAATGAATATTTGTGCTTATGAAACAGTTAGGATCCTCATTATGGTTTATAAAACCACCTAAAGGTGTTCTTATCCAGTCCCTTCTATTCTGCTCCCATATATGGGTTACTCCTAAAAATACTCCAGCTTTGATATCGCTTGTTGCGAATATCCCGTGGCCATGAGTAGATCTAGCGATTGTTAAACCAAGAGGTATTGGTGTATATGTGTTCTGGAAATTCATCATCGGCTCTTTAGTCGGCTACAAAAACCGTTTTTATATTGCGTCTTACTAATTCGTTTCTACACTTTTGTTTCAATTTGTTTGGTGTACTTTCTTTATTGATATAGTCAAACAACTCTTGCTTTGATGCACATTTTGCATAGTAATGAGTTGTAGTTGAGTGCGTAGCTCCTCTGGCTTTCGTTGTTGATGAGGGTTTTAATTTTATTGGCATTATTTAATTCGTTTGATTTGTCCTTTATCGTTAGCTTTATAAGCTTCGAAGGACACATTATTATATTCATCTTTAAGAGATAATAAAGCTTTTAAATTGCTTATATCATCGTCGAAAAGCCGTATTGTGGAATATTCCCCTGTATCGAGGAACTGTTTAAAGATAATTGCTTTTGCATCAGCGCTTCCCTTTAGACCTAAGTTACCTGCTCTTATAATATGAGCATTATCGATATCTATTCCGTGAGATCTAAAAGTATCAAGGAACAGTTTCTTGTCATCCATATCTGCTCGTGCAGTTACTATAATGACTTTAGAACCTTTCTTTGTTGCGTTCCTTAATATAGCTTTAAACTTTGCTATCATTTTTCCGATCGGCACAGCTGTTTGGTTAAACAACTTAGCAGATTTAAATTGGCCGTAATCAAACTCTTCATCTCCGCCTAACGTATATGTATTATATGCTTTAGGTGTTAAATGTTTCGTTTTACCGGTTTCTTTATTTCTGATCATAACCTTTGCTGAAGTTTTAAACATAGTATCATCTATATCAAAGATCGTTAAACCTTTTCCTTTTCCTTCACGCAGTTCGTTAAATGTTTTCATGGGTATATTATACCATAGTTTTTAGCATTTGTACATGCTTATTTAAATTGTGATAAATTACTTAGTTTGTCTTGAGCTGTTGCCAGCTTCTCTAATGTTTCTTCAATTGTACCAATCATATCTGGATGTTCTGCAATTCCTGCATGTGATCCTAACATGATTTTAATGTTAACTTGATGTGCTGCAATCTCACCTTCTAGTTTAAGCTGCAACGCCAATATGATATCATTTCTATAATTTGATGACATTATTTATCTCCCTTCTAAGAGTTTTCTTCTTTTAAACTCTGTAATAGTATTTATTAATTCCTCAGTCCAAGAATCGCGGTTTTCGACAAATATTTGAGGTCCTGTATCTCCAGCAATTGCTACGACTAATTGTGTTATGGGTATACCTGTTCGTTCTTCCCACATAATTGCATAAGCTGCTGCTTGCATGAAGTAATTTGATATCCATTCTTTCTTCTTAAATTTAGCTGAGGTCTTCCAATCGATAATGCTTATCTTATTGTCCCACACTCCAACACAATCTACTGTTCCTGCTACTCCTAAATGTTTTGAATACATTCTTTTTTCTGTAGCATAAACTTTGGTTAAATTCTGGTCTATAATTGGTTTGATGTCTCTAAAGTTTGATTTAGCTATTAAGCTAGTATTTGGTGGGGAAGCACAATTTAATACATAGGATTCGAGCATATCATGTACCATGTTTCCTCTTGCAGATGCATTTCTAGAAATTCTATTAGCTTCTTCTGGACCAACTCTCGCTCTCCATTTTGCTATCGATTCTGCGCTTAACATCGATAGTACATTAGTAATACTATAGTATTTGTTCTCATCAGGATCCTGGTAGAATCTTCCACCTGGTCCATCATTAACCTGTTTTAAACCGTAATCTTCGTGGTTTAGTTCTGTTATATCCATCATCATTTTGTATTAATTAATCCTCTATCTTTGGGTGGCATTCCAGATTTAATTCTGTCTTGCACTTCTTTCCAACCGCTTCCAGCTTGTTTTAACATAGATCCTTCCTTACCCGTTATAAGTCCAGGCACAGACACATGTATCTGTTTCACGTTTGGATTTTCTTTTAAATAGTCTTCTTTATCAGAAATACTAATTAGTTTTTCAAACTGTTCACCAGTCTTAGTGTTTTCGAAATCATATGTTGGCATAATTAAACCACTCCGGTTTTGGGCGTGTTGTCCACACCATTTTGAATCGTGATTGTTTCGTCTGATAAAAATTCCTATACGATTCAATAGGACTTTCTACTACACATTCTGGAAATTGTGCCATTGCTAATTTGAATGGGGTTTTATAACCTGAATATTTTATGTTCTTTGGTTTCCACTGTAAATGGTATCTCAACTTAGTATCAGTGGCGTGTATCTTTCCATATCGATACGTATACTCATCGCATAATGCAATGAAATGTCTATAGTGCCATTCATAGTTTCTACAGTTTTCACGTGTCCATACTGTTGATGGATGATTAAAGTGACATGCTTTATATAGTATGTCTTCTCTATCATCCGATAATTTGAAGTATTGTAACATTGAGCCTGATTTTGAAGGTCGACGTTCCATTGTGCCATCTACCATACGATGTACAGTTGATAACATTTGTGCTGATTCCACTATCATTTTAACGACGTGTTTGTCGCACTGCATCTGCGCAGCTATCACGGGATCATTATCTAAAATAAAAATGTTCATAATATATTATACCATATTTTCGGTAAAAAGTACACCGGTATCTGCAGATACCGGCATAACTCGTAATTCTTTGGGCCTTTTCCCTCCTAATAAATTGATTTTAAAAATACCAATCATATATGAGATTAAATCACCTCCTTAGAGTTCTGTTTCTACCTCGTCAGCTACCTTCTTTTCAACTTTAGGTACTGACACCTTTTGGATAAGACCCGGAAATGTAGTTTCGATTAACTTTTGCGTTATTCCTTTATATCTACCGGTTAGTTTCTTATCTTTCATCGCAATTACTAGTTCAGCTTCATCAGGGTGCAATGACTCTAATACAGTTATGAACATAGCTTCTCGTTTTACAGCTTGCAGTCTTTCACCTTTGCCGCCTTTAACGAAATATCCAAATTTTCTTTGTTGTTTATATAAATTAGATAGTTCATACCCCTTTGGAGCATCATCCTTTTTATATGGAGGAGATCCTTTAGGCAAAAGCCATGTAACGGATTCGTCGAATCCACCTCTTAAAATTGTTATTAAGGGAACTGAATAGTTCGCCTTTAGGAACTCAGAGCGTTCCTCTTGTGAATTGCACTTAGCTGCTAGCTCAAGTACCTCTGATATCATTTTCTTTTTAGCCATTGTAAAATTCCTCTACGCTTTCAATCAAATTTGTACATCTTTTTTTGATTAGATAATTTAAAACTCGCATTTTCATTGCAGGTTTTTGGTTTGTATAGTTATCTATAATAGTTTCTACCTTATCAAGTGGGATGCACTTAAGATCTATTAAAGTTTGGTTTCTTTTAAAATTACGTAGTTCTTCTGATGTCATTACATCTTTAAGCTTATCCGCATTTGAAATCCAGTAATCGATTTTCTTCTGTGTCATAGGAGATTGTCTTACTTCATCTACGAAGACATTATCACCTGAGAGCACATTAGGTATACCATCACTTTTATCACCTCTGCATATATGTTCAAATAAGAACCTGCGAGGGTTAGGATCTGAAACAGCTTTCTTCTGTATTGGAGAAAATTGCTTCACGTTTGAATATTTTTGTAATTGTACAAAATCCTTATCGGATGATATAATCATTATTGGTTCATTCTTACCAAATTCTTGTGTTTCTATTGTTAATGCTCCTATCATATCATCAGCTTCAAAGCCTTCGAGGTGCATTACTTTATACGGCAAATATTCTTTGATCTCTTCTCTTACAAGATTGAGGACTCTAAATATTTCTGTCCAATCTTGAGAAGATTCATCTCTATTCTTTTTG